AACACCGTCCCGTAGCTTATACAGCACTTACCACGGCCAAGCGGGGCGACATGAAAGGGCGTCAGACTCATACGATTTGAGACAAGACAGCAGGATGTGGTTCATTCGTAATGGGTGAACCATGTCCGAACGCCAAGAGCTACACCGATTTGATTGAGGCCAAGTTGCAGCATAAGAGAAAACAAAGTTTCTTTAGAAACTAGGACGATTCTTCTTGACCATCCAAATACCTTCACCTAAATTTTACGTTATCCACTACACATCAACCAATACATAAATACATATGAAAACATCAGATAAAATAAAAAGCATAATCATAAGTCAAATTAATCAAGACGTAAACGCGGCTTGTGAAAATCAAAGCATTGGCGGTTTAGAATATGAAGAGCTGCTCGACATACTGGTAGAAGTCAGCAAGTTGGAGGCAATGAGTCAACCCTCCTCCTAACTCCAATAACCCAAACGTAAACATGAACTTAAAAACAGAAACTAAAACTGCCCTCATTGATCTTGAACTGATCTCTTACTCTCATGCGGCTAAGGCTGAGTCAACCGGCACGGGTCTCAAGAGCCTTGTCGAGATGGTGGAGTTCACCATACAAAGTGTAGTCTCTGCTTGCCGCGCACAGAAGTATTACCTGGTGGTGTCGGGACGCAACAACTTCCGCAAGGTTTTGTATCCAGACTACAAAGCCGGGAGACGTGAGAAGCCACCTCTCTATGCCCCATTGATGGACAAGCTCAAGGAGTTGAATGCTTCTCGCTGGTGCAAGCACGACCAACTGGAGGCGGATGATCTACTTGGTATCATGCTCACGAACGGAAGGGTTAAAAACCCAATCCTTTGCAGCATAGACAAAGACTTACTTGGTGTCCCCGGATGGCACTACAACTGGAACAAGGATGACTGGCCTCGTGAGGTGACACAGGATGAGGCAGACCACCATTGGTTGGTTCAGTTACTCATGGGAGATTCAACCGACAACATTGAGGGGATGAAGGGGATTGGAATTGCTAAGGCTGAGAAGTTAGTTGCCGCCTACTACGAAAAGACGGGAGTCTTTAATGCACCAGTTGCATCAGCAAAAGAAATTTACGAATCCGAAGGTTTTAGTCTTGACGCATATAAGAAGTGCCTCATGCTCGCCTCTATCTGGAGGGCACCGATGCCACCAGAGCTTTTAGAAAACGAACTTATCTCGGAGGTGGTCAAGACCATTCCGAGCCTATAAACCAAACCAAACCAAACATAAACATGAGATCAGAAAAACAAAAAGCTAGCACATCAAAATACAAGAATCGGTGGGTCGATCCTACAGTCCTGACTTTCGAGCAGAGGGTCGCTCGCAAGGAAATGTGGGAGGACATGTGTGGCGGTCAAGTTGATCCAGATGTTGCCAGTGCCAGCAATTTTCTCCGTTTGCAGAACCAAAGGAAGAGGACGGCCAGGAACAAAGCCGTTGCCGCCATCATGCAAATGCGTGGCATTTAATAATAAACCATAAACCAAACATAAACATGAACAAAAAAGACACACACAGAACACCAAGGCACGAACGCACACAGCTGGAGCAAGACTTCAGAGACAAAGCTGCAAACAACTTCTACACCTCTAGGAAGTGCGACAACACTGCCTCCCAAGCCCTATACTATGGCCAGTATATAGCCAACAAGTGGGCAGCAGTTAGCGTTCGCACCTCCCACCGCTATGGCTTCCTTCAGGAAATGACCAAGGAACACGACCAATTTCTGCCTGAGCTAAAGGAAGAAAGCTACGCTAAGAAACTTATGCGAGGCTATGATGCCCTAGAGGAGATGAAGAAAGTTTCACTATAAACCAAACCATAAACCAAAACATAAACATGATTATTAGAACAGCAACCTACCCTTACGGCCCCGCCAACAGAATGGACGGGGACACAATCGTTCAACGTCTACAAGTTGTCGCAGGACGACCACGCTTCGTGGATGACTACGTTGGCTCCCTATGTGACGGAGATGAATACTGGATTCCGGGTTTCCACATGAAGCCCAAGGGTCGCACGGGGAATCAAATCCTCTCGTGGATGACAGAAAACTTCATAGACGCTGAGTTTGAGTATGACACAGACATGATGCCGGAGGCTGTTGTCCTATACAACAAGCACGGGCAGACCCTCGTTACCTACCCATACGGAGACGATTGCTTGAGTGAAGCCTGCGAGTTCGTGATGGATCAAGAAGAACGCGAAGACATCTAGTATGCCCAGCTCTAAGAACACCCAGCCGCACTCACTTGAGTCGGAGACTGTTGTCCTTGCGTCTTGTCTTCTATCTGAAGATGGCTCCGTCTATGACGAAGTGTCGCAGGTCATTCAGCCCTCTGACTTCTACGTCACCCGCAACTCTACAATCTTCTCGACCATCGGGGAGATTGTGGGGAAGGGGTTGGAGTTGTCCGACATCACACTACTAGAGCAGTTGCGCTCCAATGGCGACGAGAAGGAAGTTGGTGGTATCAGCACCATCTACACAATCCAAGAAGCCTGTGAGACCTCAACCCACGCCACGTATGCCGCCAACATAGTGAAGGAGAAGTCCAAGCTTCGCCAGACCATCCGTCATTGCCGGCTCGCCATTGAGGAAGCAGAGGAAGGGGAGGAAGAGGCAGACTCCGTGACATCCAAGCTAGAAGCCGCTCTACAGTCCCTACAAGACGTTGACGACGGCAAGGGGGACGGGAGTATCAGAAGTGCCGCAGAAGCCCTTAGAGAGGACTACAAGGCCATGGTGAGTGGAACCTATGAGGTCTCTGCCATGCCCACGCGCATAGCACAAGTAGATGAGAAACTTAGCTGTGGTGGTGTAGCCAACGGAGAGGTGATGGTCATTGCAGCACCCACCTCCTGTGGTAAGACTGCCCTCGCCCTCAACATTGTGTTGCAGAATGCTGTCACCCACAACACGCCCGGTCTCTACTTCTCATTTGAGATGCAAGCAAAGTCTCTGGCTAACCGTATGATTCAAACCTGTGCTGCCGTCCCTCTCAAGCGATTGCACGATGGGATGATGAAACCAGAACACCAGAAGCGTGTCTGGGAAGCAACGGACAAGATGGCCGAGGCTCCCATCTTCACCAATCACTACGTGAAGAGTGTGGATGAACTTCGTGCCAAGGCTCGGATGTATAAGCGCAAGCACAAGATTGAGTGGATTGTCATAGACTACCTCCAGCTTGTGCCTTGGGATCGTAAGATGAAAAAGAACGACGGCATAGCCGAGGTGTCACACCAAGTGAAACTGATGGCAATGGAGTTGGATGTTCCTGTCTTCCTGCTAGCACAAGTCAATCGTGAGGGAGCCAAGCGTGAGTCTGGTCTTACCTTGTATGACCTCAAGGATTCCGGTGACATTGAGAATGACTCCGACATCATCTTACTTCTGTGGCCTGACGGCAAGGATGTTGATGAGGCTAGGAGATCAGACGCAGAGCATGGGTCTTACGTTTCATTGAAGTATAACATCGCTAAGCAGAGAGAAGGTGCAAGAGACGTAAAGGGTAAGTTCATCTTTAAGAACCACATAGGACGTTTTCATTAATGCCCTGCTACAAGATAACCTACACCCGTCTCGACATGCCCTCACCTTGCTCTGCAATTAAAACAGCACACACCGAGGAGGAAGCAATTAAATGCTTGACTACTGGCAGCAAGACTAAAGGATACAAGTTGAAGAAGACAAACGTCTCAATCACCATTACTCAGATAACAGAACTAAAATAAACTAAAACAAACAGAAAGATACAATGTGGATACTACCAAAACAATTACACACCTCAGCCTATGTTCCGGATATGAAGGAATTGGGCTTGGACTCAGAAGCGTTCTCCCAAATCTGCGAGAAATCGCTTACGTGGAGAGGGAAGGATTCCCTGTCGCGAACTTGGTTGCAAAGATGGAAGCGGGAAAGCTGGATGCAGCACCTGTGTTCACGGACGTTAAGACCTTCCCATACGGAGAGTTTCGTGGACAAGTGGACATCCTCTCTGGAGGATTCCCGTGTCAGCCATTCTCAGCTGCTGGAAAGCGTCAAGCAACTGAAGACCCCAGACACCTCTTCCCCTACATCGCAGACGGAATCAGAGAGTGCCAACCTAGAATTGTTTTCCTTGAAAACGTTGCAGGAATCATCTCAGCCAAGACAGCAGACGGAGAGTCAGTTCTCCAATATGTCCTCAGAGAATTGGAAGGATTGGGTTACAGAGCAACGGCAGGAATATTCTCAGCGGAAGAAGTCGGCGCACCTCACCAGAGAAAGCGAGTCTTCATCCTTGGCTTGGCCAACGGCGACAGTCTTCGACACGACAGGGGGGAGTTATCCAACCGAGATAGTGGACGGAGTATACCGAAGCAAGCACAGCCAAGATCCGAACAGTCCTTGGTATGGGGCGAAGCTGCGGGATGCGGTGGAGACTCACGAGGGGAAGAAGAACTGGGCGACACCGAACACGATGGATCATATGGGTCAGCGGAGTCCAGAGGCACTTCAACGACAGTTCGAGACAACCCGCAAGGGACGGACGCAACCAGCCAACCTTCGGGAGCAGGTGCATCCACAGAACTGGCCTACAATAACAGTCAACGAGTCACACAACACTCCGTGTCCGAGTCAGTTCAAGAGGAATACTCCACCGCTTGGAACAGCAGTATTACTCGATGGCCAGCAAGACCAGGTGAACCCCAATACGAATGGGAAGAGCCAAGAGTTACAGGGCAAGCTCAACCCCAACTGGGTCGAGCACCTAATGGGTCTTCCGGCAGGGTGGACAGACTTAGGTTGCTGGGAAACGGAGTAGTTCCTCAGACTGCAGCCAAGGCATTTACCACTCTATCACAAAGACTAATCTAATTACTAACAGAACTATGACAACAGACCTAGACGAAGCACGACAATACGCAGACACAATGCTTGAAGCCCTGGACGTAATGGGGCGAGCAATGTATTTTTGCTTAAACCATCCCAACTCTCCAGAGTTCAAGGAACACCGTAAGCTCCTCATCGGAGCGCACGAACGTATGGGTAAAGATACTACCGATATGCTAGCGCAGCTTGACGTTCCAGAACCTCCCTACGAGCCAACACCAGAGGAGTTATCACAACATGGCTAGGGGTGAAATTAATCCAGTCCTTGGTATGACGGAGGGTAAGTTCCGGACGATGGTTAAGTCTGCCCTTCGTCCTTGTTGGCGCAACTCTTCCCGCAAGACCTTCATCCAATCCGTCCGCACACGCGGCATCAACCCAGCCACAGGTAGAGAACGCTTCGTCGTGGTCTGCGTAGACTGTGGCAAGGAGATGGGGATAACAGAGAAGGAGAGGCGCAAGAAGCTGGATGGAACCCTAGAGAAGCGAGCTAAGATTGTCTATGAGATTGACCACGTAGATGGCATCACGCCACTTACCGATGTTCAAACCCTAGAAACCTTAACTCCACACTTCAGGGATATGATCTACGGCAAGCAAGAAGTTGTATGTGTGGCCTGTCACAAGGTTCGCACAGCCAATCAAAGGAAAAATAAATCAAAATAACCGTTGACATACCTAAGCCAAGCCCATAGAACCTTAACTAACATCATCAACCAATACAATAATATGAGTAGAACAAGAAATACATCAACCGGGGGTGGTTCATCCAACCCTGCCGCTAAATACCTAGAGTGGGACACGCAGTCTGGCGACTGGAAATACTGGGACAAAGAAGCAAGCACAGAGAAGCACCTGCCCATCTCTACAGCTTTCATCGTCCTGGATCAACTCAACACAGTCAAAGGTTTCCTAGAAGCCAAGCAGACT